GTATGGCGTTTCCCTTGATGGAAAAAAGTTTGTGCATGAGTTGTTTTGTACATTTTGGATTGGCACAAAAACTTGATATTAGCATGCTGCATTATCAGAATTGTTCGAAGTTACATTGCTTTACCTGTGAGCATGCGTTCATTAAAGCACTATGGGCACTGGACTACAAACAGACGCAAATGGGTAACTGGTATAGGTGCACCAGCGACCCCAAAGTTGTTCGGATTTATGACGAGTTACTTACCAACTTACCAACTTGCACGGTAAGTAGATTGGAGGGTAAGTTGTAAGTTGTTGTTTTTATTAGATAAAATTAAGTTACTTACCGAGGTTACGAAAGGCTTCGGTAAGTATTTTATGCCTTGTAAGTCATTGATTTTATTGAAACTTACCAACTTACCGTACTTCCCCCCCTATAGGGGGTATAGGGGGAGGGTAAGTAACCCCTCTCCCCCTACCCCAATAACTAAAATAAATGGAGTCAAAACGTAATGCCAAAAGTAGGTGAAAATTTACCAAAAGAACAAAGAGAAAAAGGTCTTAAACGATTAACGCAAAGACAACAAGACTTTCTTGATAACTTTATGCACAAGGATATGACGCAGACTAATGCCGCCAGGCAAGCTGGATACAGTAACCCGTCAGTAGACGCAGTTAGGTTGTTGCGTAATCCAGTAGTGCAGGAGCGATGGCAAGAAATGCAGGAGGAGAATCGGGCTCGCTTCGGGGTCACTCTTGATAAGTCGCTTCGGGACCTGTTAAAGATCCGTAACGAAGCACTGGATCGGGAAAGATATGGCGAGGCTATTCGGGCTGAAGAACTACGCTTACGGGCTTCTGGAGTGCTTATAAACAAGTCCCATGTACTACATGAGAAAGTTGACAAGATGTCGAAGGAGGAAATACTGGCTGAACTTCAGGCTCTACAACAAAAAGCTGAGTCACGCATGAAGAGAGCCAATGTTTCCCATATAGAACCAAAAAAGATAGGTAAAACTAGCTAAAAGTGGGATTATCGGGGTAGAAACTTGCTGTGTCGGCAGCCAAGGAGACCGAACAATTCCTACAGGCATCGGGATCGGGCTAGTGATCGGGCTGTTACCTGCTGCGGAACCGTATAATTGTTCGCAGTCAGGTGCAGGTACAGCATAGGGATCGGGGGTGTCCACGTTCCTTCTTCGTAGTCATACGTACAATTGTTCGGATTCAGGCACAGCAGGTCAGGCTGCCCAGGAAGGATCGGGGTGAACGGGGATCGGGACTCGCTGCCTCCTGGTTGAATACGCACAATTGTTCGGAGTCGGTACCAGGCAGCAGGTGTACCAGGAGTCGCTGACGCAGCAGGTCAACGCCTGGGGCGTGAAAGCGTACAATTGTTCGTACTCACAGCAGCAGGTACAGCAGCGATACCAGGCATGAAAAAAAATAAAAAAAGTTGTTGACATTAATATTGTAATGATTACTATATATTATATTAATTCAGCCATAGGAGAAATAAAATTGGATTATAACAATATGAAAGAAGCTGTAATTAAGCAGCTTAACATGAGCGAAGAAGACACTAAGCAAACACTAAAAGACGTTATTAATGGCGGTGCTGCTGGTGGATTCTCAGGTTTTATTTATCATTACGAAACAGTTAAATTTGCCAAAGATAACATAAAAGCTATTTATGGCTATGCTAAAGAGCAAGCCCAAGAGCTAGGCGAAGACGTTTACAAAATGATACAAGGGTTTAGTTGTTTAAAAGATATGAGCCCGTTAATCTCAGAAATTGCCGACACTATACACGGTCACCCAGATAAGGCAACGGTTACCGATGGAATGGATACGCAGATACTTAACGCTTTAGCTTGGTATGCTCTTGAGGAGGTAGCACATAGGGAGGTCGAAGATGCTTAAACAATCAGCACACATTCACATAATTGAAGACGATAACGGAGACATTGCAGACATTAAGTCATATTGTTCTGATGACTGCAATAAGCAGGACAACGGAGATAATTACCGAGGCTGGAACGGATTAAACGAAATTTCGACCAGTCAGAAGTGCGAAAACTCTAACTGCAATAACCAGATAGCAGGAGTTAACGAAGATGATTAAAAAAATTAATGATATTCAAAAAATGTTCGCTTTTTACGGTTTTACAAATTGTCCGATAAATAGAAAAAAAATAACTAGCCTTATAATTAGGGGATTTAGTAAAGAATCAATTTACTTAATTGGTTGCGATATTTATAACGGCACCAGTCATTTAAAATAATCGGGGAATTGTTCGGGAAAATCGGGAGCGGGGCGACCTGCTGCCGATTTTTTTTGTCTTGGTTTTGGCTACAGGTATTATTGGTTACCTGCGGCAGCACCAGTCCGAACAATTGTTCGAAGTCGCAGCAGGTATCCTGGTATATCCTCTTGCCTGTAAAAAAATAAAAAAAAGTTTAATTACCTGTTGACATATTAGTAGTAATGATTACTATATATATAAACAGCCAATAGGAGAAAACAAATGAGTAAATATAATTCAGATGCAATAGATGAATGTTGCGATCAAATACTAGGTCATACGAACTGGGGTTATGGCAAAAATCCAAATACTAAAGAAATAGAATGTGTCGTTATATTCTATAAAGAGCCTGAGGATGAAGATAATGACTAAGTGGGAGGTAGCTTTGGTGGTGGCTCAGTCCATCACCTTTTTTGCAGTTATAAGTGCAGTCGTAATAATAATACCATTTTAAGGAGGTAGTAATGAAAAAGATATACTTTGCATACGGTGCGAATACAAATAAAGAGGCTATGAAGCATAGGTGTCCTAACGCCAGGGCTATTGGGGCTGGGCATTTAAATGACTTCAGATTAAAGTTTAACAATGTTGCGGATATTGATAAGTTTACTTATCCAGAAATTGAATCAGCTTGGTATAGTGAAGCCCCAGTGGTTATTTGGGAAATTACACCAGATTGTGAGAAAGCCCTAGATAGATTCGAAAGCTTCCCAAGCTTGTATAGAAAAATTGAAGTAGACGGATACATTCACGAAAAGAATACGAATGGTGATTACTTTAAACACTATCACGGATTCGCTTACAAAATGAACTGGTCGGGTCTCAACATACCTAATGCTAGTTATGTTCATACGATAAGGGAAGGTTTAAAAGGGTTCCATCCTAAAAGTAACTGGGACTATATCGATAAGATGATAGACGAAGCCATACTTGAAAGCTTCAAAGCATCAGAGGAAAGCCTTAATTCCCATCGGAAATACGGTGGGTCTAACTGGCGATAAGTTTACCCCTGGCAACAACCCCAGCTTCAGGCTGGGGTTTTTTCCTGAACGGGTACGAACAATTGTTCGTGTTCATCGGGCATCGGGCACCAGGGGCATCTGCTCAATAGGTTATCCACAACTTATCCACACATATAGGTTTAAGGTTTTTGGAATTTTTTTTTAAAAATTGTTCGTATTCACTTGAATATTGCAATCATTACTATATAATAAATTTAAGTTAAACAACAAAAAGAGGAAATTAAGATGCAAGCTTTATTTCAAAAAATAGGTTCCAAGTCCAGATATGCTTTAGGCTTTGAGCCTGAGGTAAAAAACAATAATAAAAATTATATTGATTTAAACGAAAATAACGAAGCTAGTTTGAACCCTATTAAAGGTCTAGTTCATAAACCCGACGGTTCAAGAGCTGACATTGAGCAAGACTTACCAGTTCTTGCTGATTGTCAAGTTGCATGGGATTATTTAAAAGATTGTCTTAAACTTTTAAGTGATAACAATAGTTATATTAACACTGATTGCTCAGTACACATGCATGTTAGCACGTTACCAATTAGACCTGATTTAACTAATGAGCAATTTACTTTAAAGTCTATTGATTTAAAAAATAGATATTCTGGACTTGGTCACTATTTAAGTGATAGGTCAAACTTAGATGCTTTATTTGATACAAGACAATCAGTACAATTGCCGCTGGACGTTGTTAAGGATGTTGGATATAGAATTAGTAAACATATTGACTTTTTTGGTTCTACAATAGCACGTTCAAGACGTGATGCTTATTTCTGCAAATATCCAGCATCACATAACAGTATTAAAAATGCTAACCCAACGCTACAAAACTTAGCAAGATTATTTAAAGGTAACGGTTCAGTAGAAAAATATAGTGCAATTAGTGTTAAACATTATAGCACAAAAAAGACTTTAGAATTTAGATCACATTCTGGCACTATGGAATATAGAAAGCTTATAACTTGGTCCAGATTTATTACTAATATTATAGACCATAGTTTACAAAATAGATTTAAAGCTAATACAGTTCAAGAGCAATTAACAAGTCCAAGTTATATTGGACGTTCTGCAAATACTATTAAGTCCAGACTATGGGACTATTGTAGAATAGCTGGTGGACGTTCAACGCAAGACATAATGGCTCATTGTAATATTAGTTGTGCTAATTCAGTAAGGCGAACAATTGCAGAAATAAGACAAAATGAAAATTATGAGCCATTCGTTGTCACTCATAACCAACAAGAATATGGAACACGTTATGGTACAAGTGATAATTATTCTAATAATGGATATGAAATATTAACAAGTGTTAATGTTAATAGACCTAGTAATAATATAACATTCATCAACAACAATGAAGAACGTGGTTCAAGTTCTTTAATTGAAAATTTAGATCAACAAACTTTAGCTGATTTACAAGAGAGAATAAGACAATTAAATTAATTGTCTTAAACTTTTTTGTTGTTTAATTTAACGGGGGCTATTACCCATAGCCCCCAACAAAAATAAATTATTTTGCACAAAAAATCTCTACACCAAGTTCTCCTCAAACGCCCCCCTTGTTTTTGAAACACGACCCCAAAAAAAATTTTACAAAAAAATTCTTGCACTTTTATGCAAACATTACTATATTTGGTGTCAAAAGAGGTACGAATGACAACATATAGATTTCGAGTACCACCCATGAGAGAGTTTGAGGCGAAAGATGACGATAATCTCATTCGTGAGGTAGGTAGAACATTCTTCTATGCTGAACTAGACATGCCTCTGCTGCTAAAAAACGTGGCAAATGCTTGTTGTGATTGGAATGGCATGGCATATCGCTACGGAACGAAGGAAGAATTGATCGCAGACATGAAAAAAAACGACATTTTGATAAACATGGACGAAAGGAAAGCCAATGAAAAGAGTTGATTACGGTCATGCAGACCTAACGAAGAAGGAAGTATACAATTTACGCAAGGCATTGAATCTAACGCAAGTAAATTTATCAAAAAAACTAGGTGTAAGCTTACGAACCTGGTGTCATTACGAGTATGGCACGTTAAAAATGCCAGTTTCTGTGCACATGGCACTTAAATATTTAGAAAATAACAAGGGTGAGGACGCAGAAAAGGTACACAACGAGGTAAAAGAGTACAAAGAGCCATTAACGAAGTATGATTTAGACAGAATTGATAGATTGCGAAAAACTATGCGTGAAATTGACGATGAATCTGACTTAATCAACAAGATTATGACGCAAAGCGATAAAGAAATGGGCTTTCTATTGTCAAAAATAAATATTTAATATAATATCTTCACAGAAACTAGTTTTTTGTGGAGAAACACATGGCAAATGGACCTCTTGGTGGATTTATGCCGACACCGCCAGCCCCAAGTCAGCCACCACAGGTGAGTTTAGATACATCTGCTGAGAGCAGGAACAATTTTAAAAATTTTTTAGGGACGTTACCCAAAACTGCAACGATTTCT